ACTCTGCGACAAGCATGAAGAGCAACACCAGCGTGGAGAGTATGATGAAATTCCTTCTACAGTTCCTTGAGAGTTTGTTCGCTAGTGTTCTACTTATAACCGTGGTAGCAGGAGCATTGATGTTAGTGTTTGACGCAGCAATGTTCCTTTTCGACTTCTTCTCTACAGAAGAAATCTTTTCAAACTGGGACACATAATTTAGGAGAATCATATGGACTTACGTAGAGATATAGAGAATGCATTGTTTATGCATTTCAAGTCACATATCATCAAACACCAAATGAATATACAAGTGATGCTTGAGAATCCTCGGGCGATTCCAGAGCACACTGACATTATGGATGCGATAGAGAAAGAACTGGCTCTAATTGACGAGTACGATGGTAAGTTACAGATGCTACAGCAGTATATAGTACCAAAATAAATTTACAATAGAAAGAAACATTATGACGAAGACATTTGTATTTAGCGATCCTCATTTCTCACATGCCAACATAGTTAAGTTTAACCGTTACAACGGTGACAAACTCAGACCTTGGGATGATGTGGATGAGATGGACAAACAATTAATCTCAAACTATAACGAGAAGGTCAAAGACGGTGACAAAGTTTACTGGCTTGGAGACGTAGCTTTCAAAGCTGCACATCTTCATGCAATCATGCCGCAGTTGAATGGGGACAAGGTTCTCATCAAAGGCAATCACGATCAGGAGAAACTCAGTGTATATGCGCAGTACTTCAGAGACATCAGAGCATACCACCAGTTAGATGGTGTGTTCTTGAGTCACATCCCTATTCATCCTAGTAGTTTAGGACGTTGGGGTAAACAAGTGCATGGTCATTTACATGCTGAGCAAGTCCTACTGGACAATGGCGACGTTGATCTTAGGTATCTAAATGTGTCTGTAGAGCGAACAGGTTTCGCACCTATGGATTGGGAGGATGTCTTGGATGAGTTTGATAGACGTGGCATAGCCAGAAAGAGACAGAAGTAATGATTGTGGTAGAACAGATTCCATTTTATGGAACTTATGAGTATGAAGATTCAGAGGAGAAGATTGTGCAGAACGCACGAGATATTGACTCAGAGTTTGAGACAAAAATGTTAGCAGTGTTTGATGGATTGTATCCTAACAAACTTGCTATTGGAGAACTTTGGGATTTATTCTCAGAGGGATATCGGCAAGGTTATAGCCGAGCAATTCACGAAGCATTCATGTTAGATGAATGGGTCTGGAATGAAGGAGATGAAGGACTCTGAGCCGAGCTCAGAGATCCCTCACACCTGTATTTATAATTTCTTATAGACCCCTTAGGTCGTTTTCAACAAACGGTCTGAGGGTGTTTCTTTAGCTCCGACAGTGCAATGCTGTCTTTTAGTCGAGCGAAATCAAAACCAAAACAATGTATTATGAGAATGCTGCAACATCACCAGCAGAAGTAATTCCACCGTTGACACGCAACGCACCACTGATAGTACCACCAGCCAATGGTAAGTAGTTAGCCACCGTTGCATTCACAACAGCAGCGATCCGATCTTCCACTTCTTGTCTAGTGTATACTTCTGAACGACGATAAGTATTAGCTCTCAACATGTCATTGAACACGTTTGGCAACTCTTGCCAGTTTCCAATCTGGAACTCGCCAGCAGCTAAGTCTGTTCTAGCAGAGTAATACTTCTTACCAACTGGATCATAGATAACATCGCCAGTAGCATAAGGCGACAGATTGCTAAACTCACTAGCCAACGGATAGACATAGTCACCAATGACACTTGAGTCGCCAGTGACAGTTCCAATAACGATATCATTCACACCGTTGAACATCATCAACACTAAAGAACCTGCTTCAGTCTTAGTCCACAGTCCGCCAGTCTTTATATCTGGAGGTCTTCCAACACCTGATTGATTTGTTTGTACCGCATCGTAAAATCGATTTAAGACATCGGCTAAAGCACTACCACTTGTCGACGCAGCTATGATTGGAAAATCATTAGCATTTGTTATAGACATATATACTCCTTAAAATAAACTATTACGCAACTGGAGAGGACGTTCTTTACCCTGTCCTCTAGCCACCACATCGATTTTGCCAGATTCTGGCGCATCAGTCATGGCGTTACGCAGCTCAACATCGAAACTTAATCGATTCTTATTTGTGACTCTAGAAATCAAAGGCACCTCGGAACCATCCACACTGATAGCGACAGCAACATCGTCGAATATAAATGGAGGATCAAAGTATATAGTATTCAGTCCCATTGGAATCGTTACATCATTCTTAGACCAAATTCTATCTACTGCGTCTATGATAACTGATCCGTCTGTAACCACAACTCTAACATTTGGATCGTAAGACTTCGCTCTGATTCTAAATTCTACTAACTTTACCGTTGCATCTGTAACTGTGAAAGGTCTCCAGTCTGACCACTCTTTACCACCTGAGCCGATCATGTCAGCTTGATTTGCTAAAGTGTCCCAAGAAGAAATGAAGTTTAGTTCGCTTGTTCCGCGACCCTCTAACCAGCAATCCCAAAGTTCGGTTGGAGCATCGGAACCATTAGTGTATTCTCCGTGTGCTTGAATCTTAGACGAAATTCGAACCTCAAAGATGTGACCTAAGTCGATGATCTTCTCAAACGTGTAGAGACTTTCAGGTGCTGCTGCTCCGTCTGGTCCCGAACTTATCAAATCTCCAACACCGCCTGCAACTTCATCAAGTCTAACAACATCTGACAGTATATCCCAGTCTGACATCATCTTGTTGATAGCAATCTCTCTAACTGAGAAATTCTGCATAACACCTGGCCATAGCTTTAGTCTATCGTCTATGTCCTTGATGATTTCAATGTTCGGCAAGGTCTCCACTGTTGTTCTTCTACCCACAACCTTTGAGACGTTTCCTGATGTATCAGAAGCTCTAAGGAAATAGGTGCCAGTTCTAGCTCCAACAGAAACCGTGTTAGACGACCAAGGAACTATAGCCAGTGTTTGACTATTTGTCCAAGTTGGTAATGAAAGAGTCGGAGAATAACGTAACTCATAATAATCTAAGTCTGGATCTTTATTTTTATCCCACGACAACTGGATAGTCTCAGACTGGATGTTTAAGTTATATCCTTTTATATCTGACGGAGGTGTTGTGTCTCTAAGAAGCTCAATAGTAGTAGAGGCATCTACACCAGCAACCCCACCAGCTGTTAGAGGAACAACTCTGAATGTAATTGGAACACCAACCAAATTGGCATTTTCAAGCATCGATATCAAATGGTTGTAAGTGTAAGTTGTGGACGAACCTAAGAACGTCTCAGACCCACCTAGCACTGACATGTAAACATTTGCACGACTATATCCAAATCCACTAACTGTCCAGTCTAAAACAATGGATGCGTATGGTTTTCTATCAACATATATAAAAGATTGATTAGCCTTTAGACTTGCAATTCTAAGATCTGTAGAGTCAATTAAATCCTGCGACATTTCAGCATCCCAAGGTGGAATTGCTCCATCTTCTGCTTGGTAGATACCAGGCACATACTTTACTAGCGTAAGTTCGGCAGTTAAATCTGCTCCTGCTGAAACGCTTTGAACTATGTACTGTCCAACAATCCTCTCTGTCGTGCCTACAACCATTAGGTCGTCTGATTCAATACCTGTGACGTTATCTAGAGTTAGAAGTGTTCCATATGTGTCCGCAACAGCTGCGATTATTCTACCAGTTCGCACCATGCCATCAGACAGTCTTATCGAATAACCATTAGGTATCGTTGAGAAAGTTTGATTCACATAAACTTTGGTTTCGTCTACCCAAACAACCTTAACTGGCACTCCGCCAATCTTAGCAGCATCGTGCGCAACATGAACTAGATCTCCACGTTGAACTGCGAGATTCTCAATGTCCATGGTCACACTGAACATCTCACTTCTGTGAGTTCCTTGTGCTAACATGTAGCGACCATACTTCCAAGCTTGGTCTGGATTGGTGATACCAAAAGTGTCTAACGTCTCAAATACAGTTGCATTTGTTTCGTCGTAACCATCGTTGTATACTATCCGCTCTTCTTTCTGCCAGTTTATATCTGGTGCATTGTCTACAACAACTGAAGACTTTTCTCCGTTGATAAATGTGACCAGGAAAGCGTGAGGAATATCTGTGAAAGTTCTTCCACCTCTGAAACCCCAGGAGTTTGTAGGAGTAATCAACTGTCGAGGTGTTGTCTGCTCTCTGTCGATCAACACTCCATACTTACCACTTGTTGTAAACAACATTGTAGCATGGGCATTACTCAGAACAGAAGAAAGAAGTTGTTGCACAGTGGTCTTATAGTCCACTACACAGTTCACATAATATTTCTTGTCTTCACAGTGTTTAGCAAACTTGATAAAACTTTGCCAGTCTATTAAGTTGTCTGGAATTGGCTTTCTGTTAGCTTCACTCGTGAGAATGTCCAAAGCAATCCACGCAGGATTACTAGTCGGCTTGTCTACAAACGTTTCACCGTCAAGAGTGGTCCTGAGGATGGAGGTACAGAGTCCGCTAAGATTTGAGACATTACCAGAGAGTTTCTCTGATGCTGTGACTTTCATCTCCAACATCGTGTGTTTCTTGTTGAGATTGACAACAGATCCATCCTTGTAGGATTTCATCATTGTAACGACCATCGTCTCAGAAATGCGAGTATTACCAGAGTCGTCAGCATCTCCCTTGATGATTCTAAATTCAAACTCACCAACATCTGGAGGTGTAACAGAGATTACGGCGACAAATTGAGAAGATGTAGATCCTGAGATTCCAATCCTTTGATTCTGATCCCCAGTCCACACTTTACCATACAACTTTTTCAGTTCCCTAGATCTCTTTACATTCTTTGCTTCAGGATTCTCTGGATCAATAGGAGGAGGATCAACTTGTTCCCAAGCATTGACACCTTTTACAGATGATGCGGGTATGTCTCTCCAAGTGGTTTCACCTAATTTTCGATATTGAACGTTTATATATACCGAGTGTCCAGTAGCGTTGCCATTGTTATCGAAATAACAAAGACCACGTGGGAAAGATAAATCCACATCGAAAGCTGTAGTAGCTTGTTTGGTTCTGATTATTAATTCAGAGCCAGTTTTCAATGTATACTGGAACTGCTCGTATCCAACTCTATTTGTGAGATATGTAGTATTTGTTACATAGCTATTCTGATGCCAGATTAACTCTGGAGAATATGTAGAGGCTAGTGTGTCTCCAATCTTTAGGTCTTCAACTTGTATATTTCCAAGACCAAAATCGTAAAGAGATGCTATACTAGATTGTGTGCCAAGATTCGTGACCAATGGATTGGATGCCAACTGTGGGAACACTCTGTGTCGTCCGTAAACTCGAGCAACAGGTTGATACTTCTTCATGCTGTTGGACTGACCACCCAAACTATAAGTTGGAGAGGATGCCACACCAACACCAGAGGATGGTTGTGCTACACTTGGAGGTGGAATGAGAGCATTCAAAGCCATCATGCCTACCATGGAAATTCCCATAGCAACAACTTGACCTGCAATTGCAGATGTACCTACAGCAGCAGCCGTGCCTAAAGCTGACATACCACCAAGTGCGCCACCTACCAAAGCAGGTGCGACATACCAAGCAGCAACTACAACTGCGATTGTTAGGACAGCTGTGAGGACGTTCTTTCCACCACCACCGCCACCACCCTGTGGTACAAGGGTCAGGAGGATGCTGTCTTGCTCTTGAATCCAAAAGTTCTCTGGTTCATTGATCTTCATGCCATGGTTGAATGCCACGACATAGCCACGCATCTCAACTGGGATTGCCCTGTCAACTAATTCTTGAATGGTCTCACCAGGAACTGCTACAACTGAAAGCTCGTGAGCTCCACTAGGAGTCAACAATCTAGCCAATTGCTTTTGCTGTGTATTAGGTCTATCTAACACTTCTAATTCATCCATACCTAAATACTCCCGTTAGACGATGCTTCCAATTGACATGTGTAAGATCCTCGATACAGGACATACGACCTTTTAGACTATGTAGAAATTCTGAATCATTCAACATGATACCACAATGGATTTCATAACCCATGATTCGAAATGTGACGATGTCACCGTGACGAGGAGTCTCTACCTTTAGCCACTTGTCTCCTAGACCATGCTTTGCCGAGTCTATAGCCAACTTAGCGACTGCCTCATTGTCTAGCTCAGAATACATGTATGTAGGTAATAATTTATTTAGTTCATTCTTAGAGTACATCTTACAGATGCCATAGCAATCCGCACCTTCAAGACTTTCTCCGCCTATTACATATGGTATACCAATATATTGTTCGGTGCTCATCCGATACCCTTTCTTGTAAATAATTTACCATAACCCTCTCGTGAAGGGTTACAGTCAATCATCTAAACATACCTGGAAAATGTACAGGGTCGTACACTTCACTAGGGAATGCACTGGACATCACATTTACAACTTCGAGTTGCCCAGTTATAGTTAATGCGTCGTAAGTCACAGAGCGAAGCTTTAGAAAATCTAAACGCTTCTCTACTATGTCTGGATACGCACTGCTTACTAACTCCACTTTTAATTCGGGAGGAGTCAATTCACTCCTGATTGCTTCGATAATTTCATTTGATATGTTTGAGATCTTCAAACTGATCTTTGGAAGAGTTTCACCGTCATCAGAAGGTAGAGCTAGTTGAAAAGGAAACGGCAAGTACTCTATACCTTGACTCGTCACTGGCTCGTTGTTGTTAACTAAATACAAAGGAGGTTTGCCCTTTGCATATATAGTCAACAAGAAGAACCATGCGACTGGAGAACTTGTATCCTGTATCGCACTGATATTCTGACTGTACATTATAGAGTGCTCCATTCGGGCATCTGCTCCCATTTCATACTTGCAGCGAACACATTAGAATCTATCCACTGTATAGTAGGAAACTGCGAACAGCGAACTACCATCTCTTTACCATCTATAGGTCTCTTAATCCTAGTTGGAATAGAGCCACCTCGTTGGTCGACTCTAAACCATTTAAGAAAGTCCTCGTACTGCTCTGCTTTTAGATTGACCTTAGAATCTATATTCATGATCAAGCCTGTGGTGCGTCGCCTAACTTTGATAGACATATCTTCCATCTGACTTCTAATTGTATTAGAAAGAAAGGTCTCGCTCCACTCAGCCATACAACCATCAATGGATGCTGGTCTTTGTGCTATAGTAATTGTCATGTTGTTCCTTACAGTTATGCCGCAGCTCTATTAAGACCGTAAGCAGATTTCATAGATTTGTCCATTTGTCCAGTACCAAACATGTCCTTAACTTTCTTTTCGATAAGAATGTCAACACTCTTCATACCATCAGCATTTGTGTTCTCAGTAGCAGTCACTTCTACAGCAGCATTGTTGTAGATATTAACTGTAGTTGGTGCAGACGACACACCAAGTTTACCATCGGAACCACGCTTCAGAGGCATGATAGCTTCTGCGCCAGCTTCTCCCAAGACTCCTAAACGTCCAAATGTTCCACCCTTCGCAAACTTGAAGAGAGTAGGACTGTTGTACACGCCATGTGCCAGACCAGTACCATTCTCGAATGAACCACCCTTAGCAAATGGGTTTAGCAACTCTGGACCAGCATCACCTGCAAAACCCATTCCCAAGAAACTCTTGAAGGATTTGATTAGAGGTTGCATGATCAACATCTGCATCATGATCTTAGCCAAGTCTTTGACTACAGAGGTGGCGAAGTCGCTGAACGAGAACTTGGCTTGTCCCAAATTATCGATGAAGTTGTTGACAGCGTTGCTAGCATTAGATCCGATAGAAACTGCTATATCTTCACCTAACTTTTGCATGTCACTGTTCACACCTTGGATATTGTTCCGCAGCTTTTCCCATGTCTCTGGAGTGATACGACCATCTGCTAGAGCTTGATCGATGTATGCCAACTTGAGTGGCATCTCTTCGAGTTGTTTGTTCGCATTGTATATAGCGATGTCCATCTCTGCGTAGATGCTAGTGTCAAAACTGCCTAGCTGAGCATAATACTGTTGAGCAGAAATCTGTCCAAGTGCGAACTGATCATTCAACTCTATCAGTGCGTCCTTGTTGATCTGCATCTGCTCTTGGAAGTTCTTGCTAGCTTCTCTGACTTGAAGAGTTCCCTTTGCAATTGTAGCACTTTCAAACTTCTTGACTACTTGCTCTCGAGCAGATAGAAGTGCTTGAATTTTAATCGGATCAGTTGCCTTAGCGATCTCTGCATCTAATAGTTTGATCTGATCAGTTACACTCTTCAGAGATCCTCCGACCTCTTGATCTGTGATACCTTTCAGCCAAGCTGTCATCGGAGACTGTGTAGACTTCTGTAACTTCTGTAGTTCTTCGTTGAGGACCTTGAGAGCTTTTGGATCTTTTGTCTCAGATATCATCTGTTGGATCGTAGCTATCTTCTCTTGGAATCTACCAGCTTCTTCCACATTCTTCTTAAGCTGCTTTTTGAACTCAGCGAGCCAAGGTGCGTCTTGTACTCTTGGTGTTCTATTTCCACCAGATTCATCAATCTCAGCAGCACTAGCCTTCAGTTCAAGTTTAGTACGAGCAAGTTTCTCGTTCAACTTTTGAAGTTTAGCATCCAATGCTGAAGTATCAGAACCAAAGAATTTGTTGAAAGATATCTGCAATTCAGTTAGATATATATCAGCTTCTTGTAAAGTTATAACTAACTTATCCCAGTATAGAATAAATGCCGTTATGCCGAGTATCAGTGCTCCCCAACCAGTAGCTAAAGAGAATGCCCTAGCGGCCACCGTGGCTAATCCAAGTGCGGCTACTAGCTTCACTCCGATAATAGTTACGAGACCTGCTAACGCAACACTGACCAATTCTATATTATCTGCCAGCACCGTGAACAAAGAACCCGTGTTAATCAGGAACTGCTCAAACATCTGCTGTAAGATTCCTAGATACTTTGCTAACTTTTCATTTAGCATGAATCTTTCTGAGATATCAACTTGGAACTCATTCCAAGAAATCTTCATCCTGTTGATAACCTGCTCCATTTTGAGGGGCATTTTCTCGAAGTCTTTATCAAATCTGTCTTTTGCACTGGCAAGTGCTGCGACAAGGATCTCTGTAGTAATCACACCTTCAGAGCCTAACTTTCTAAGCTCTCCAGTAGTTCCGTTGACGGATAATCCTATTTCTTTTGTGTATCTAGCGATCTCATTCGCAATTGCTGGTTGTCTCTCGAGCAGAGAGATCAATTCGTCGCCTCTCAATGCTCCAGAGCCTAAAGCCTGTGCGAACTGAAACACAGCACCAGCAGCTTCTTTTACAGAGCTCGTTACAGCACCAATCTTCAAGAAGGTACTGGCAGTTTCTTCAATTTGTTTATTGCTGTATCCTAAGTTGATCATACCGATCGACATACGTCTGATAGCATCAGTCGCTACTGGCACTGCGATACCAATGTCTTTTGAAACTCGATAGATCCTCTTGATCATGTCCTCGGCATCTTCACTGGAACCCATAAGGTTAGTGAAGGAAGACTGTAAAGCTAAAATGTCCTCACGAGCTTTTGTAAAACCTGCAAAGGCTTGAAACAGAGAGGTTACAATAGCAGTAGCGTTCCGCAAACCCTGAACACTACGATTGAACTTTTCTAGTTGCCCTTGAAATCCAGCAAACTGACCTTCGATTGCCTTGGAAGCTGTCCCAAACCCTTGTAGAGATTTAGTGGCTTGAGCCATGCCCTTCTCGAAGGCAGCTGTTTGTGCTTCAAGGGTGACGACTAGTGCGCCTATGTCTTGTGAACCTGCCATCTATTATCTCCTTCTGCTGTAACCACCACGGATGGCCATTCGACCTGCTTCTTTGAACACTTCGATCTTCATGCCATACACTACTAGGTCAGCAATCTCTCGCTTGTGGG